CACGGCGTCTATCTCCGCCCCGCGTCGATCGGCGACTTTGAGGAATGGTCAGAGCTTCGCCGGTCAAGCCAAGAATTCATCGCGCCATGGGAGCCGACTTGGACCGCCGACGACATGTCGTTGACTGGGTTCCGGCAAAGGCTAGCAAAGCAGGCGGCCGAGATCGAGAGCGATCGAGGGTACGCGTTCCTGCTTTTCCGCTCGGCCGATGCTCGAATGTTTGGCCAATTATCTTTCGACCAGGTGAAGCGCGGCGCCGGTCAGAGCGCCATTCTCGCCGGATGGGTTGGTCAGCAGTATTCCGGGTCTGGCCTGGCCTTGCGTGCCTTGCGTGTCGGCTTGGCATTCGCCTTCGATAAACTCCGCCTTCACAGGGTTGAGGCCGCGACGCTGCCCGAGAACCGGAATTCGAACCACCTGCTCGAGTTCGTCGGGTTTCAGATTGAGGGCTTAGCGAAGTCCTACGGGAAGATAGACGGATGCTGGCGGGACCACATCCTTTACGCGATGGTGACGCCGTTGGAAGGACAAATAAAATGAAACTCAATCGCTTGCTTCTGGCCGCGGTCGCTGTCCTTGCTCTGGGCGGGGCAGCGTTTGCCGTCACGCCGTCAACCGTGCTCGACCAGTCCCCGGCGCCGGTCCCCAGTTCGACGCAGGTTATCGACAACTCGGAAATGTTGACGCAGAGCGTCGCGGTCACCGGCGGCACGCTGTATATCACGACGCTGTATCAGGGCCGGGCCAACGGCGGCATGGGCCAGCCGGTCTCGACATCCGAAACCTTTGTCCCGACCTCCCAGGGAGGCTTGGCGCGCAACCTCAAGCTGACCGACGCCAAGAGCGATCTCGGCGTTCCCATGACCGCTGCGGCTGGCACACCCGCGGGCACGGTCGGCGTTTCCCGCACGGCAGGGACAAGCCTTGTCTTGGTCGGCGAGGCCACGTCGGCCAGCGCCAAGACTGACAAGGCGCTCTGGGAGCTGAACGTCGCGGACAGCTACGTGACTGGACAGGCCATTCCGGTTGTCGTCAACGCGAATTATACCGGCACTGGGACCGTCACGGCCGCGACGACCACACTCACGCTCGCGGCTTATACCGAGGTCAACGGCGTCGAGACCGCGATTGCCGGCATTACCGCAGCGCAGCAATTCACCGGAACAGCGACGAACTACACGTTCACCATTCCCGGCGCGGCGGGCCTTGTCGCCGGCCAGCGCATCGCAATTGAGGTCGTCATGCTGGTCACGACGTCGGCTGGCGCGGCAACCGGCCAAATCAATGCTGTGAGCGCTGCAATGTGATGCGCGTCTCTTCCGTGAAAGGAACCCCCAATGAGTTATTCATTCTCAGTTAAGGCATCCACCAAGGCCGAACTGCCAGCGCTGGTCAAAGCGGAGTTCGACAAAGTCGTCGCATCTCAGCCGCCGCACGTCGCCGACCGAAAGGCGGCCGAAGACGCCGTCACGGCGTTTGTTGGCGTCGTGCGAGATCCTGCCGCCAATGAAAGCATCACGGTTTCAGTCTCCGGCTCGGTACAGTGGAACGACACGCCGGCCAGGGTGTTTGTCGGCGCGGGTATCAACATCAGCGCGTACGTCGGCACTTGAACGGATGCGTGGCCTCATTCGCCACATCCCCGAAGGCAATCCCGACGACGAGGATTGCGCGGCTGTTGGCGCCGAGGACGAACCCGACGAACCGGATGACTGGCGCGACTACGCCGATGAGGAAGACCTAAACCCGGGCGAGCCGGCGTTTATCGAGGCCGAAGAACTAAATGAATGAGCAGCCACAAGATAAGTATCCAGACATCGACATGGATGCTTTCTTGTTCGAGTCGTGGGCATGGAAGCCGACGCCTCAACTGCGGTGGCATCGCCCAAAGGGCGGCGGCGATGCTGATATTGCCCTTGAGCAGATGTGGGAGCGTATCACCGGCGAGTGTCATTGGCGGCCGGTCCAGACGATTCTAGAGGACTGAAGAGTTGGCCGGCACCGAAGCGCAGCAAAACAACAAGGCCGTAGCTTTTGGCAAGAATGTGGAGAGAGAAGTGCCGTCAAGTTCGCAGGCCCAAAACCGATGGGCTCACGCCGTCGCTGAAGGCAAGGTCAAGGGAACCCCGAAATCGGTCGGCGAAGACTTCGTCAAAGCCGATGCTGGCCGCAAGATCGGCAAGCTTCCCAAGCACATCAGACACAAGGCCAAGCGTCTAGCCCGCGCTGGCATGATCTCAGACAAGCAAATGAAGAAGATGGAGGGCTGACGAGTGGACGACCTGGCGGAGATCGCCCCTTCTCACGATGATTTAACCCTTGGAAAAAGGATGTATTCGCAGGCGTTCACGCTGCGTGGCCGGCTAAGTGATGGTGACTGGCGGCTGTTTCTAGTCGCATGCGCCGAAGCGATGGATATGTCGCCAGCAGGCAATCCGGCCGTTTGGTCTTATCCGGTCGAAGGTAAGGGAGGGTTTGGAAAAACGATTCTGCAACCCATAACAGAATCCTTCCTTGTTGCCGACACGTGGCCAGATCATGACGGCGCTTATCTGTTCATTTGTTCCTGTCGAAAATTCGACGCCACTCAGCTCATCTCTCCGATCAAGCGTTTTTCGCTTGGCCTCGACGACATGAGCGGAACGACGACGCTGAGGCTGTGATGTCTGATCTTCGTAAGCGCACGGCCATGGTCGTCGACAACGGCTTGTTCCTAGAAATTGCCATCCGTCTATCGAAAGAGTTTGGCCGCGTCCTTTACTTCGCGCCTTGGACGAACGGCTACCCAAAATCCAATGCCCTAATGATCGGCAAGGGTATTGATAACATCGAGCGCGTCGAGGATCCGTGGTCTCATATCGACGACGTTGACGTCTGGGTTTTCCCCGATGTCTACGAAGGCGCGATGCAGGATTACCTCGTCAGCCATGGGCATCGGGTCTGGGGTTGCCGCTCCGGTGGAGCCGAGTTGGAACTTGACCGCGTAAAATCGAAGGAGACCAGCAAGCGGCTCGGGATCGACATCGGGCCGTACAAGCGGATCATCGGCTTAGACGCGCTGCGCCGGCACTTGAAGGCCAACGACGATCAATATGTCAAGATCAGCGCCACGCGCGGCGACATGGAGACGTTTGGGGCTCCTACCTATGAAGAAGTCGAGCCCCGCCTTGACGAGCTTGAACACAATCTCGGCGCCAAGAAAAAGATCATGGAGTTTGTCGTCGAAGAGGGGATCAACGACGCGATCGAGATCGGCTACGATGGGTTTACGATCGACGGGCAGTTTGCTCGCGGCGCCATCGTCGGCGTCGAGGTCAAGGACAAGGCCTATATCGGCCGCACGATGCGGTACAATCAACTGCCGCCGAACGTGCGTGATGTCAACGAGAAGCTCGCCCCCGAATTGAAGCGCGTCGGCTACCGCGGATTTATCTCAACCGAGATCAGGGAGACCAAAGACAAGGCGTACCTCATCGATCCATGTTCGCGGGCTGGGAGCCCGCCCAGCGAGCTTTACCAGGAAATGATAGGTAACCTAGCCGAGGTCATCTGGTGGGGCGCTGAGGGCATCGTCATTGAGCCGGAATATACACACAAATGGGGCGCCGAGGTTCTGCTTCTGTCGGACTGGGCGGACAAGAACTGGCAGCAGGTCCGGTTCCCGGAAGAAATCCGAGAGAACGTCAAGCTGCGCAATTTCACCGTGATCGACGGCGAGTACTACGTGATTCCACAATGGTCGGGCATGCCGGAAATCGGCGCCGTGGTTGCGACAGGGAATACCGCCGAGGAAGCGATCTCGGAATGCAAGCGCATTGCGGCTTTAGTTGACGGCTACTCGGTCGAGAAGCCGCTGGAAGCCATCGATGAGGCTTACGAAAACCTCAAAAAAGCGCTTGGCGAAAAGGCGGACAAGCCAATCTCCAAAGAACAATCTGCCGCTGAGGAAGCAATGCGCGCCGGCAAGATTTCGTCGAAGCAGTATGACAAAATCGCCGCGCGAGAAGGATGGATTTGAGCCATGAGCAGAGAGGCTGACCTCGTTAAGAGTGGGCGCTTGTCTGAGAACGCCCTTGCCCAAGCTAAGGCTAAAAGGGTTGCCCAAGTGGTGGATTCGACGACATTCAAATCAAAAGCCGATGCGGACAAGTTTCTTTCCGAGCATAAGGCCGGCGGCGGGCTAGGTTACATAGACCCATATGCCTCTGATAGGATCGGGTGGGAAGTTCGTCATTGGAGGCCATAGCCATGCCGAGAGAAGATATTCGAACCTCGACGGACAGTCCGGCCAAGGACCGGTACACCGAGCCTCACGAACGTCCTAATGGACCGTGGGAGGATCATGAACTCGCCGACGCCGCGCGCCATGTCCACCACGTCCACAAGATCTCCAAGAATAAGAAATACATGGAGGCGATCAAGAAGCACATGGAGGCCGAAGCCGAGGAAAAGCATGCGTCCGCGCGCACGATGGACATGCTGGCGAAATCAGGCCGCGTGTCCAGCACGCAGCTTGATAAGATGAAGGCGAAAACGCGTGGTTGACATCGCCGGCCAGTTGCTCGCGTCGGGCGCCGCGCGGTCGCAGACCGTTGACCCGCGCGCTCAAGCCGTGCGTCGAAAGCCGGACTTATCTGGCGGCGACGAGGACAAGTCGCAATTTCTCGACGTCCGCAAGTTGCAGGAGCAATACCTCAACTACCTGTATTCAAAGACGGATGAGATCGAAGAGCAGAAAGAGGCCCGCCGCTATTATCACGGCGCGCACTGGACCGCAGACCAGATCAAAATCCTACGCAAGCGCCATCAGCCGAAGCTAACTTTCAATCGCATTGCGCGCAAGATTAATGCAATCGTTGGGCTTGTTGAGCGCGGTCGATCCGACCCGAAGGCCCTCCCGAGACACATCAAGAGCGAGGCCGGCGCTGATATCGCGACGCAAGTCATCCGCTACGTCCTCGACGAAAACGATTGGAAGGGCATTGATCCATGGTGCCTGTTGCAATCATGCATCGATGGCGTCGCCGGCGTTCAAATGGTGTTGGTCGAAGGCGATCAAGGCGATCCTGACATCGCGCTGCCGTGGGTCGTCGGCGATGAATACTTCTATGACCCGACTTCCTATCGTCTTGATTTCGCCGATGGTCTGTACGAGGGCATCTCAAAATGGATCGATGTTGATGAAGCGATCCAGATGTTCCCGGATAAAGAGGAAGAGCTTAAGGGTCTCACGCAGGGTGACGCCGATCTTACCACCAATCCTGATCGCGAGGTCAAGTGGGTCAACGCCGCGACGCGCAGTATCAGGCTGATTGAGCATTGGTATAAGCACCGCGGCAAGTGGTGCT